ATCAATTTATCCTTCAAACGTCATCCTGTGACGAATGATGTGTTGACAATTCGTGATGAAGACGCTATTAAAAGGTCTGTTAAAAACATAATTTTTACAATTCTTGGTGAAAAACCATTTGAACCTAATTTTGGTTCAGTAATTAGTGAATCTCTGTTTGATTTAAGTACATCATTGAACGAAATACGAGTTTCAGATGAAATTAAACAGTCTTTGTTAAATTATGAACCAAGAATCGATAATATTGATGTAACAGTAACTGTTACACCTGATACAAATGAGATGAATTGCACAGTTCAGTATGAAATTGTTGGTTTACCCACACCACCACAAGAAGTGGACGTTCTTCTTTTCCCTGCTAGACTATAATGGCTTTCGGACAATACGTTAATTTAGATTTTGATCAGATTAAATCGTCTATCAGAGATTATCTGAGGGCAAATACTAATTTTACTGATTATGACTTTGAAGGGTCAAACCTTTCAATCATTATTGACGCATTAGCATATAATACATATACAACTGCCTATAATACAAATATGGCGGCAAATGAGTGTTTTCTTGACTCCGCAACACTTCGAGAAAACGTTGTTGCACTCGCAAGAAACATTGGTTACGTTCCAAGATCTCGTAGATCCGCAAGAGCAAAGATATCTTTTATCGTAAGTGGTCTTTTAGACACTTCAACACTCACATTGAACTCTGGCATCGTTTGTAATGGTGCTGGTGAGAACACAAATTACATATTCTGTATTCCAGAAGATATTACAGTTCCAGTTACAAATGGAGTTGCTGAATTTAGTAATATTGAAATATATGAAGGTAATTTCATAACACAGACTTTTACTGTTGATACTTCTTTGTTTAATCAAAAGTTTGTTCTTGATAATTCATTTATTGACAGTTCAACAATCAAAGTTAAAGTCAAATCATCCTCAACAGCGACCTCCTCCGTTACATATCAACAAATAGATAACATTATTGGTATCACATCAACATCTTCATCCTATCTTTTACAAGAAATTGAAGATGAAAGGTATGAATTAATCTTTGGTGATAATGTAATCGCTAAAAAGTTGTCAAATGGTAACGTAATTACTGTTTCTTATGTTGTAACTGATGGAAGAGACGGAAATGGCGCTTCAGAGTTTAGTTTTGTAGGAAATATTACAAATCAAGATGGTGGATCAATCAATCCAGCACTTATAGGTTTAGTATCAACAGAAGAAAAGTCAAGAGATGGTGATGAAATTGAATCAATCTCATCAATTAAGTATTATGCACCTCGAATTTACTCTTCTCAGTATCGTGCAGTCACTTCATCTGACTATGAATCAGTTTTAGGTTACATTTATCCAAATGTTGAGTCTGTAACTGCTTTTGGTGGTGAAGAAATGAGTCCACCTCGTTTTGGAAAAGTTTTTATATCAGTTAAACCTCGAAATGGTGATTTTCTCTCCGATGAAACAAAAAGAGAATTAATTCAAAAATTAAAGAGTTATGCAGTTGCTGGAATCGTGCCAGAGTTTATTGATTTAAAATATTTGTATGTTGAATTACAAGCGAATCCATATTATAATCCAAGTTTGAATGATAATCCAGATACTCTTAAAACTAACGTTTCAAATGCTTTAACTCAATATTCACGTTCAATTGACGTAAACAAATTTGGTGGAAGATTCAAATATAGTAAAGCTGTATCATTAATTGATAGTATTGATGCATCAATCACATCAAATATTACACTTGTGACCATTAGAAGAGATTTAAAAGCGGTTATAGGTCAATTTGCTCAATATGAAGTGTGTTATGGTAATATGTTTCATACTCAAGAAAGTTCATATAACGTAGTTTCAACAGGATTTACAATTGAAGGTGTAGCAGAAACTGTTTATCTAGCAGATGAGGTAATTAATCGTGAAAAAGGTCGAATATTTTTCTTCACATACACTGAAGGTGGAACTCCAAATATAATTAAGAAAAATGCTGGAACAGTTGATTATATGCATGGTGAAGTTCTTATAGATACAGTAAATATACTTTCAACAGTGATCGCAAATAATGTAGTTGAAATTCAAGCAATTCCTCACTCAAATGATATCATTGGTCTTCGTGATTTATATGTTAAGTTTGACATGACAAACACAACAATTAATATGATTCAAGATTTAATTGCATCTGGTGAAAACACCTCTGGGTCAAGATTTGTTCATACTCATAGTTACTATACACCAACATATACAAGAAAATCAAACTCCCCAGTAGCTACTGGTAGCGCTCTTTTACCTTCAACAGCTTCTTCAACTGCAACCACCACAACAACAGGTGGAACTTATGCGACATCAACCACAACTTCATCAACCACAACTTCAAGTGGATCCTCATCATCTAGTTCTAGTTCTGGCGGCGGATATTAATGATAGACACCTCAATACAAAGAGTTGAAATCAATCAGGTAATTGAAAATCAGTTACCTGAGTTTGTGCAATCTGAAAGTCCACTTTTTGTGGATTTCATGAAGCAATATTATATTTCTCAAGAGTATCAAGGTGGATCAATAAACATTGCTGAAAATTTAGATCGATATACTAAATTAAAAACATATGTTGGTGCTGCACTCACTGAATATACTGGACTAACAACAAATACCGAATCATACTCCTCTACAATTTTTGTAGATTCGACACATGGTTATCCAAGTAAGTATGGATTGTTAAAAATAGATGACGAAATTATAACTTACACTGGTATTGGAACAACATCTTTTACTGGATGTGTTCGTGGATTTAGTGGCGTTGATGCAATGGATCAACCTACAAGATCAGATTTATTGTCATTCAATACAACTGTAGGTGCATCTCATACTGGCGGTTCAAAAGTTCATAATTTATCAAATCTTTTTATTCGTGAATTTTTTAATAAACTTAAAACAACATTTGCGAGTGGTTTTGAAAATCGTAAATTAGATAGTGACTTAGATCAAGTTAAATTTATTCGTCACATTAAAGATTTTTATAAAACAAAAGGAACAGAGGAGTCATATAAGATTTTATTTCGAGCATTATATGGTGAAGAAGTTAATATTATTAAACCATCTGATTTTTTAATTAAACCATCTGATGCTGATTATGGCTTTGCACAAGATTTTGTTGTTAAACCCATTACTGGAGATCCTCGTAATCTAAAAGGTTCAACACTTTTTCAAGACGCTGATGAAGATGATGATAATATTCGAGGTGCTTCGGGTGCGATATCCGATGTTAAAGACTTTTTATATGGTGGAGAACATTATTATCAGATTAGTGTATCTCAAGGTTCAATTGATGGTGATTTTATAGTCCCAGGCAGAACTCGTATTACAGACCCTATATCAATTGGTGCTACTGTAATTACAGTTGATACCACAGTTGGATTCCCTACAAGTGGTTCTTTATCATTACCCACAGCGAGTGTCGCTGGTGTTGTAACATATACAGATAAAACTGCAAATCAATTTGTGGGCGTGGACACAGCGGTTGATGTTTTAAGTGTTGGTGATGATGTAAGATATAATAATGTTGCATATGGTTATTCTTTTGCAGATACATCAACAAAGATTAAAGTTTTAATAACTGGTGTTTTAAAAGACTTTCCAATACCCGATGAAACTTTTTACTTCAACAAAGGAGACAAAGTTAAAGTTGGTTCATTTGGTGTTAATAAAAGTTCAGAAGACTCTAACTTTGGTTCGTATGTTTATAACACTGCTGTTAAATTTACTCCAAAAACAGTTACAAGACAATCAAGTACAAGTTTTAGAATTAATACTTTTTCCGATCATGGATTCTTAGAGGAAGATGCAATTGAAGTTTTAGATGGTCAGTCTGCTTTTGTCGCAGTTGGTCGTGTTTTAAGTGTTGTTAGTAGTTCAACTCTAATATTAGGTGATTTGCCTGGCATTGCTGAAAATAATTTTGCATTTATTCGTAGAAGAATAAAAAGAGGAAATAGTTCTCTTCATGATAATATTACAAAATATACAACTGATATTCAAAACGTATATGATCATGATAGTGATAATAAATTTGCATTACCTCCACATCCTCATGCATACGTCGCCGCACCATCAATTCCAAGTTTAGGTAATGAACCCATAGTTGCACCAGATCGTTCTGTAACGTGGACTGGCGCCACTGGTGGCGATGTTATACAGTTGATACAGGTTACTGAGGGTGCAGCAGATCATGGATTCTATTCTGGAGAAGTTGTTACTTTTAATGTCACAAGTGGATATCTTGGACAGTTAATTGATGGTAAGAATTATTATATAAGTCGTGTTGATTCTAATAACATTCGTCTCGCAAACTCCCTACCAGACTTAGTAAATGGTGATTTTGTAGATGCAACAGGAGATGGAACATTTAAAATCTCTGTTCCTGATTTAGCAAATAAAAAACTTGAACATCAAAAATTATTAAAGAGATTTTCTTTGAATCCAGTCTTTGACGGGGCGAGGCGTGAGACAGCGCCAGGCACCACTGGCATGCTTGTAAATGGCACAGAGATATCAAACTATAAGTCAGGTGATGTTATATTTTTTGGTGGAGTTGAAACGATTGATGTCTTAGAAGGCGGTTCTCAATATGATGTGATTACTCCTCCAACAGTGAGTCTTGAGAGTTTAACTGGTGCTGGTGTAAGTGCAACAGCAAACGTAAAAGGTCAATTTGAAAGAATTGATATTACAGATCCAGGCTTTGATTATGTCGCACCGCCTGCCATAGAAATTAGTGGCGGTAATGGAAAAAATGCAATTGCAAGATCAAGATTAAAACAAGTTGATCACTTTATGGATTTTGATGCATCTTCAACAGGTAATGTAATTAGTATATCAGAAGATACAATAGGTTTTGGAACTTTTCATAAGTTTCGTGATGGAGAGGCTGTAATTTATAAAACATTTAATACTGGCGCAATTGGTATTGCAAGTGCTGGTATTACTACAACTTTAATTCAAGAAACACCAGATCAAAGATTAGTTGATGAATCAGTTTATTTCGTATCTAAAGTTAATAATACAACAATTAAACTTGCAAACAGTAAAAATGATGCATTAACTAAATCAAACTTACTTAATCTAACTGGATTTGCTGATGGTACACAAAGATTTCAAAGTTTAAATAAAAAGTTTGTTTTAGGTCAAATTATTGTTGAAAATCCAGGCGAAGGATATGAAAACAAAAGAAGATTAGTTCCTACGATTGGTATTAATACATATTCTGATTTTATTGAATATAAGAATCATGGTTTTGCAGATGGTGAATTAATTCGTTATTCAAATAATCAAGTCAAGGTTGGTGGTTTAGATACAGATCAAGACTACTATGTTTTAAAAGTAAGTGATGATAGATTCAGACTTGCAGCTGCTGGTATTGGATCAACTTTATCAGATGCAAATTATATTTCAAAACAATTTGTTGGAATGACATCAGTTGGATCTGGAGATCATGTATTTAACTATCCTCCAATTACTGTTGCGGTTAAAGGAACAATTGGGATTAACACAACATCTCCAGAGGATTATCATGCAAAAATAAATCCAATTGTAAGAGGTTCAATTACATCAATTAATGTTGAAAATCCTGGCCTTGGATATGGAAATAACTCTACATTTAACTTTAGTATTCCACCTCAAGTTCGAGTTTCTTCTGGATCATCATCAGAATACAAAGCGATTGTTGTAAATGGACGAATACAATCTGTAATTGTTACTCGTTCTGGTGGTGAATACACATCTGCTCCTGATTTACAAATTTTAGGTGATGGAGTTGGTGCAAAGATTATTGCATCAATTAACAATCAAACAGTCAATTCAGTAATTGTTGATAATGGTGGAGTTGGATATTCAACTGCAAGTGTTAGTGTTCAAGAGGTAATTCCTGGCACTGGTGCAATTTTCTTACCGAAAATTAAATCTTGGGCAGTTAATAACGTTAAAAGATATGAAGATATATTCTATGATGATGATGGATTTTTATCAAGAGGTGATAATGATGAAGGGATTAAATTTACTTCATTCTATGCTCCAAGAGGATTAAGAAAAATACTAAAACAAAAAAATAGTGATGGAACTATTGATTATACATCAAATGATTTAAACATTCTAAACAATGCAGAACAACTATCTTTAAATCACTCACCTATTATTGGATGGGCATATGATGGTAATCCAATCTACGGGCCTTATGGATATGCTCGTAAAGATGGTGGAACTGTGCAAGTCATGAGATCTGGTTACTCTCTGAAAACAACAAGAGAGAATGGCCCTCCAATATCTACTTTCCCACTTGGATTTTTTGTTGAAGATTATGAGTATCTTGGAGATGGTGATTTAGATGAAAACAATGGAAGATATTGTATTACTCCAGATTATCCAACTGGAACCTATGCTTATTTTGCGACAATCAACCCAAGTGAAAATGAAACAAGTGGAACATTTAAAAACTTCCGTTCTCCTGTATTCCCATATTTAATTGGTGCGAATTATGCTGCAAAACCAGATGATTGGAATTTCATTGAAACCAATAATCAAGATTTAGATTTAAATACCCTAAACTTGAGAAGAAATACAAATCCATATAAAATTGATGGTTCTGGTGCAGATTATGAAGGAATACATGATAGTCGAAAATTAGTTGATCAAGAAATTGATGTTAACTATGCATCTGCTGGAAGAATTAATCAATATGAAATATTGAGTTCTGGATCTGGCTATCAAGTTAAAGATGATCTTCGAGTTTTAAGTTTAGATAAAGGAAATGGTTTCTCAGGTGAAATATCAAGAGTAGAGGGTCAAGAAATCATATCAATTGCTTCAACTGTAGTTAAAATTGAAAATTTAATATTTACATACAATAACTCAAACGGACAAGTTACAGGACTCTCATCTCAACCTCATGATTTAGTTGTTGGTGATATTGTCACTGTTTCTGGTCTCTCTACAGATACTTTAAGAAGATTAGATGGCAGACATCAAATCGGATTCAACACATCATTCCTACAATTAAACACAGGTATTGGAACAACTGGCACAACTGGTATTGTTACCACAATTTCAGTTACTGGTGATTTATCCAAAAATGGAATTACTGCGAATGATGTTTTAGGTATTGGAACAGAAAGAATGTTAGTTCTTAATGTTGATAATATCAATGATAATATTCGTGTCAAAAGACAATTTGATGACAGAATAGGATATATCCCATCAACAGTTGGTATTGCACATACCAGTGCATCTGTAGTAACTAATTTAAATCGTACAATTACATTTAATTTAGGTATTAATACTGATATACAAACAAGAGTTAATATTCCATATTACTTTAATCCAGTCGAAAGTGTTGCTCTAGGTGAATCTGCTGGCGTTGGTATTGGTTCTACAATTAAATATTCATATAAAGTTGTTGGTGGTGGAACTACAGAGAGATTTATTCCATCTCAAAATGTATTCTTACAGGATCATGGATTTGTGACTGGAGAGAAACTTATATATTCAAGTGACGGTGATACAACGTTAAAAGTATCAAATGGTATAGGTCAAACATTTAATTTGATTAATAATTCTCCAGTATTTGCGATTCGAGGTGGCAGAGATTTACTTGGAATATCTACAAATCCATTGGGTATTGGATCTACTGGAGGAATTGCTGGTATTGGTTCTACTGCATATCAATTATTCTTCAAAGATCATGGAAGTGGTAGAGTTCATAGTTTTACACCACAAAAACCTGAGATTACTGGTTTTGCAGAGAAGGTAGTTGGAACTGTTGTTTGTAAGGAAGCACATAAATTACAAGCAAATGATCGTGTTTCAATATCTCTAACGCCAGGCATTACAACTTCTTATTCAATACAATTTGATGATGTTACTAGAAGAACATTTGTAAATCCAATTAATTTTGGTGCGGCTGCTGTCGATACAACATCTAATACAATTACATTTGCTAATCATGGATATAAAACTGGAGATAAGATTCTTTATAAGTCTTCAAATGCAATAACTCCACTTCTTACCAATTTCACTTACTTTGTGGTAAGAATTGACAATAATACATTTAGATTATCTGAAACTTATTTCAAGTCTCAACAAATTGTACCAAATGTTATATCTTTTACATCAACAGGGTCTGGACATACAATTGCTCTAATTAATCCACCAATCGAACTAACTCGTGGATACACTGTTGGATTTGCAGTTTCAGATACTTCTTTAACTCAAGTCATATCTGGAAAGAGAAGAGAAGTATTTGATTTTGAATTATTCAAAGATACAAACTTCACAAATCCATATTTTAACAACGATGAAGATGGTGGATTCCAAGTTGTTGGTGTTGGAACAGTTGGCGTATCTACAACTGCGAGAATTGATCTTACTTTAACTGATAATACTCCAGAAGATTTGTACTATAAATTAACACCTGTCAATTTAGGTATTAATGCTCCCACAAAGAGAGACCCAATTGTAGATACTGATGTTATTAACTATTCGAGTTTAAAAATATCAGATAGTGTTTATAATGGTGATTATGTAATTACAGGAATTGGAAGCACCACATTTACATTTGTTTTACCATCTCAACCAGAGAAAGATGGTTATACAAAAAATGAAGCAACAATTTTAAAGTATGATACATCTTCTACAACTGCTATTGGTTCTATTAATAAAATTAGAATAGTATCAAAAGGAAAAAATTATCTAAACATTCCTGTTGTAACTTCAATTGGGTCAACACTTGGAGTTGGTGGTGTTGTTAGATTGAATAGTAACGAAACAGGTAGATTAAGAAGATATGCAATTAAAAATATTGGTTTTGATTATTCAGCTGACAAAACAATACAACCTACTGTACAATTACCACAAATACTAAGATTAGATCGACTATCTAAGATAAACAGTATTGGTATTAGTTCTGGTGGTAAGAATTACATAGAACCACCAAATATTGTTGTTATTGACCGTGTAACTGGATTAGTTAAAGATGAAGTTATAACTGAAAGTGAACTACAAGGAACATCTGTATCTAAGGTTAATCTTCTAAGAAATACAAACTCTCTCTATGGCACTAACCCAAGAATTATTCCAACAAATAATAACAATGGTATTAGAGTTAAAGATTTATCATTTACTAGTGGAACCAATCTTGTAACTTTAACTCTTGAAGGAACATACACTTCATCAACATATCCGTTTGAATTGGGTAAAAAGGTTTATGTTGAAAATATTGGTATTGGGTCTACAGGAAGTGGTTATAACTCATCTGACTACAATTATGACGCATTCACAATTACTGGTGTGAATACAAATCCAGGCGGAGGAAATGCAACTGTATCATACAATTTAGATAGATCTGTTACAAGCCCAGGCATCTTTAGTGGCCCTTCATCATCTGGCCAAGCAATACCATTTGAGAATCTTGCCGCATTTAATATTACTGTAGAGACAAATCAATTTAGTGTTGGTGAAACTGTAAGTACAGGTGATAAGGAAGGAACAGTTGTTGCATGGAATGAGAACAATAAGTATCTCAAGGTTCTTTCAAATGATACATTTAATGTTGGAGAGGCGATTAATGGTGCATCTTCTAAATCAATCGCATTAATTGAACAAACTACTAAGTTTAGTTCTGTCTTTAATATTGATTCAGACTCTGAATTTAGAAGTGGTTTCCGTAAAGAGACTGGAAAGTTAAACACTGAGTTACAAAAACTAGCGGATAATGATTATTATCAAACATTTTCTTATTCATTAGGAAGTCCAATTGACTATGACACATGGAAAGACCCAGTTAACAGTCTTGGTCATGTTGTTGGATTTAAAAACTTTGCAGATGTAACTGTTGTATCAACTGCATCAACTGACGATAAGAATCGAAGTAATGCATCTGTTGGAGTATCAGATTCGCCTGTTGTCGTTGTCGCTGATTTAGTCAGTGAAAATGAATCTCTTCATAATTCATATGACTTTGATTTAGTTACAGAAAATTCTAAAAATATTTCTGGGGTATTTGCTTCTGATGAAATAAACTTTAGAAATAAAATTTTAACAGATTACATTGAATCAAGAACAAACAGGGCAATATCAGTTGATAGTATAAGTTCTCAGTTTAACGATTTACCTCGTGCGACTGCATTCTCTGATGTCTTTGACTTTAATATTAACGAAGTTGATGCAGCTAAGTTTTATGTGTTACTTTTTGATACTAGATTTTCAGGTGAAAAAGAAATAATTCAGGTTAATCTTGTTCATGATGGTTCTATTGGTTATATGATGAAGTTTGGTCGTGTTGAAACAGCAATTGATCTTGGTGATTTTGATTTTGCGATTGACGGAGTAATTGGAAATCTAAGATTTGCTCCTGCCAAATCTAAATTTAATAACTACTCATTGAGAATTTTTGCACAAGAAGTATTTAAAGATACAAAACTAGCTGAAGGAGATATTGGGAGTTCAATAGCTGTTGGAACTGGAGTTAGTGTCATATCCACTTCTGCTGGTATTGGTTCTACAGATCCATCTCCTGTTCAAGTTGTAGGATTCGGTTCAACTGCATTTACAACCACAAAATTACTCGTATTAACAAATGAACTTGAAGGAAGACAAAGAAGTCAAGTAAATGAGTTAGTCGTATTAAATGATAGCGAAGAAGTATATCTCTTAGAATATGGTCAGATGATTAATGAAAATATATCTGGAACTAACGCTCCGAGTGTAGGACTCGGAACATTTGGTGCAGATATAAGATCAGGTATTACAAGTGTCTACTTTACACCTGAGGCTGGAATTGGTGTAACAATGAGAATTCATCAGACATCAATTGGTTCAACTGCAACTGGTATTGGAAGTACGACAATATCAAAAACAGAAATATTAACCACAACAACTGATATTGCAGCGACAGGGACTCCACAACCAACAAGAATTAGTGGAATCAATTCAAACACATACACTGCTTTTGATGCATTAATTGAAATACATGATACAACCAATGACAAATATGCTGTTACTCAAGTAACTGCGATTCATGATGGTATTACTCCTTACTTCACAGAGTTTGGATATATGGATAACTTCTCTGTCAATCCTACCATTTTCTCTGGTATTGGAACTGTTGGTGTTGGATATTCATCTACTTCTGATGGTGATATTGAACTTCGTTTGACTCCTCCAGCAAATACAGCAGTCACAACTAAAGTATTCCAATATAACTTTAGTTCAAGTGGTGGCGGTGGTGTTGGTTTTGTTACATTTACTGATTCAAGATTAAAATCTATAGAAGGTTTATATACTGGAACTGAAAATGATATTAAGTTCTCATTCCCTCTAAAACATGTAGGCGACTCAATATTCCATAAGACATTTAACGCATCAGACCCTGCGGTTGTTGATGTAACAGATAATACATTTGTGGTTAGTAATCACTTCTTCCAGACTGGTGAAGAATTAACATATACACCAACTGGTGCTGGTACAACAATGAGTATCGGTATTGCTCAAACTGGTGGTACTGTTGTTGGATTTGGAACTACCACTAAATTACCTTCAACAGTCTATGCTGTTAAGATTGCAGAAAATAAATTTAAGGTTTGTGGAACTGCTACTGCTGCACTTCTACCAGTTCCATCTGTTCTTGATATTAATGCTGTTGGAGTTGGAACAACTCATTCATTCACTGCAACTAATCTTAACTCGAAGGCTCTGATAGCTTTAGATAATAATATTCAAAGTCCAGTTATTCAGTCTCCAATAAATGTTAAATTATCATTTGATGCCCAATCAGAAACAGACTTCATCACATTAACTGGTATATCGTCATTCTTCTCAGGCGACATCATTAAGATAAATGATGAATTTATGAAGATTGATACGGTTGGTATCGGATCTACAAATCAATTGCTTGTAAGAAGAGGTCAACTTAATTCTGCAATAGTCAATCATGACGCTGGTGATACTGTCACTAAATTCTTGGGTAGTTATCAAATTGTTGAGGACACAATCAACTTTACAGATGCACCTAAAGGTGAGAGAGGCCCTTCTGGTTTAACAACCACATCTACGTTCACTGGTCGAGTCTTTACTCGAACTGGTATTCCTGGCGGAAGTCAAGAAACTTATATAAACAATCATGTGTTTGATACTGTAGGAGAACAATTTACAGGTATTGCGACTAATTTTGTTCTGAAGTCTGAAGGTCAAAATGTAACTGGATTTGCTACAAATACAGGTGTCATCTTATTAAATGAGATATTCCAGAATCCAAATGATGATTACAACATTGTTGAAACTGCTGGTATTACATCTGTAAGTTTTACAGGTGTTGGAGTCACGAATAATTATGATGTAAACGTATCATCAGTTCCTAGAGGTGGTATTATCGTTTCAGTTGGTGAAACTGCAAACTTTGGTTATCAACCTTTAGTCTCTGCTGGTGGAACAGCAATTGTATCTGCTGCTGGAACTATTGAATCTGTGTCGATTGGAAATAGTGGTTCTGGTTATCGAGTTGGAATGCAAACCAATATTCTTGTCAAGGCTCGTGGAAGTTCTGGTATTGTCACTATCGGTAAGGCAAACGTATCTGCTGGTATAGTTACAACAGTAACAATCACAAGTGGTGGATCTGGATTTAGTTCTGCAACTCCTCCAACTCTCGAATTTGAATCACCAATTAATTATGAAAACATGAGATTGGTTGGTAGTTCAACTGGTATTGGTGCATCTGTATCTCTTCGTGTTGGTGCTGCAACAAGTATAATTAGTTTCCAAATTACAAACTTTGGATATAATTATAAAATTGATGATGTTCTTACTTTAGAAACAGGTGGTCAAGCTGGTATTCCAACTGATGCATCCGCTGGTTCCTCATTCCAGACTTTCCAATTAACTGTTCTTGACACATTTAATGATAGTTTCGCTGGATTTACATTTGGTCAATTAGAAAAATTAAATACGTTTGAAAATCTATTTGATGGTGATAGAAGGACATTCCCAATAACTAAGACGATTGGTGCAGTCGAATCACCAATTACCATAAGAGCTGCGAAAGGTTCTCCAATTAAAGTTGAAGATAATTGTTTAATATTCTTAAATGATATTCTTCAAGTCCCATTTGAAAGTTATGTGTTTAATGGTGGTTCACAAATAACATTCTCTGAAGCTCCAAAAGTAGATGATAAGTTAAGAATTTATTACTATCGTGCATCTGATGATGATGTGGTTGAAGTTGATATATTAGAAACAGTTAAAACTGGTGATAGATTAACAATTAATAAATATCCTGATGTTGGTTTGGATGATGCATTCCAACAAGAACCAAGAACAGTTACAGGTATTACCACAACTGACACGGTAACTACAAATACATATATTGATTCTGGAATTACAACTGTTAGAACACTTCAAAGACCTGTTACTTGGAAGAAACAGATTCAAGATGTCTTTGTAGATAATATTGGAATTGGTAAAGATAGAATTGAATTAGAACCTAATATTCGACCAACTGCATACATAATTAAAAATGTATCTGCTGCTTCAACTGATGTATTTGTAGACACAGCAGTTCCACTGTTTAATGAAGTTGATGATATTGTTGAAGTTAAACAGAAAGTTTTAATTCTTGACCGAACATCTAAAACTGGAGTAGCTGCAACAGCAGTTGTTTCTGCTGGTGGTTCAATAACCAGTGTTGTAATATCTGATGGTGGATCTGGATATACTGTTGCACCAAAAGTTTCAATTGGTGTGACTGCTGGAATCGGAACAGTTCACGCTGGAATCGGAACAACATCTGGAAATGCAACTGCAAACGCAACTGTATCTGCTGCTGGAACAATATCCGCAGTCACAGTTACATACGCTGGATTTGGATATACTCATACAAGTCCACCATTGGTTATGATTGAACCAGAAAATGTAACTCAAGATACTTTAACTAGTATTAAGTATGAAGGTGATTTTGGCCACATAGTTGGAATTGGAACATCAACTGTTGCTGGAATTGGAACTGCGATGCAGTTTGATTTGTTTATTCCACAAGATTCTGTTCTTCGTGATACATCAGTGGTTGCAGCTGCAACAACTGTAAGTGGTATTGCATCTGGATATTACTTTACTACGTTTGAAACGAATGTGGGAAATGGTATCACTGCTTATGAAAATGCGGTTGGAACTTCACCAGTTGGAATAGGAACTTCCTTCCTAGATAATATATACAAGGTGCATAGTGCTAAAACTATACAAGGGCCTGCTTTTGGAATTGGTGCAACCACTCTGAGAAGAGTGACTGTGAGTGTCAGTTCAACTGAAGGTATTGGTATTGGAAGTGGAATGTTCGGTAAATACTCTTGGGGTCGTCTACACGACTTCGTTAA